GCAAATTTACTAGTCTTACCTTGTTCTAAACTTTCTGCATAATTAATAGTTTTAGGTATTACTTCTGCAGGTGGTAGTAATCTTTCTTGTTTTACTGTTTCTTGTTGTACTAATTCTGCAATAGATTCTGGAGGTAACTTACCTTCTGCAGTAAGTCTTGCACCAAACTCTTCTGGTGTTTCATTAAAACCTTCTGCTCTTCTAGCTATATCAAACTCAAAGTTATCTCTAATCTTATAGTTATTAGTACCTTCTATTTTTTCTGCTCTATTGCTATAAATTAAATCATTAAGAAATTGTTCATTTTTACCTATTTGTTTTAAAGATTGTTTATTAAAAGTCATATTATTGCTTTTCATTTCAGCAACAAAATCTGCCATATCTTGTGCAGAATAATCTCTTGGTCTAAAGTCTGGGAAAGTTGTTCTTGAATTGAACTTAGGAAGTGAATGAATTTTAGCCAAAAATAATTCTTTTTGACCTGTATTCATTTTTTTAAACTCAGGTGTACCTGTATATTTTTCTGCTGCATATTGAACAGCAGGTGATTTAGTATCTAAGTCTATATTTTTTGATGCAGCTATTTCTTTAATATATGAAATAGTTGTATTAGGTTTTTGTTTATCAGCAACAATAGAAGGTTCGCCTTTTTTTTCAGATGCTCTAAATATTCTTTGTGCTTCATCAGATGCAAATTCATTAAACTGTTTAGGCGTTAATAATTGTTTAACATTTGTCATAGGTTTTCTAGGATAACTACGAGAAGTTTTGCCTGGATTTTGTGCAACAAAACTATTTACTAAACCTCTAAGTATTACTTCTTGTTTAGAATCTTTAGGCACACTATTTATTAACTGGTGTATTCTTACATCAGAAGCTTTACTATCAGATATACTTAAACCAATATCATAAGCAGTAGAACTATTAACCAGTCCTAGATTATAAATATCATTATCTAATTTAGATTTTAACTTTTTAACATCAAAATCTTTTGTTATTTTTTCTCTAACAGCAATAGCTTCAGCTTCTGTATTTTTTAAATCTATTTGATTTGGAGTTTCAGGATTTGATATATCAACAACAGCAAATTGTTCTTGTGGTGTCATAACAACTTCTATTTCTGGTTCTGCTGCTAATTCTGCTGGCGTATCTACTTCTGGAACTGTAACCAAAGGTATGTCTTGTACTTCTTCAAGAGTTCCTTGTTCTATTGCAAGTTCTGATTTTTTTTGATTTAGTATTTTATTTTTAGTTTCTTCTGCTCTTAAATCATCTTCTTGGGCATACTTTTGTGCAACAGATTTTTTACCTGCCATACTAGATACAACTAAATCAGCAGCACCACCAATAATACCGCCAATAGTAAACTCTTCAAACATACTATCTGCTATAGGTAAGTCCTCACTATAAAGACCTCTAGCTGTTAAATCTTGTAATATACTTGCAGCTACTTCTTGTCCACCCTCAGCAGCTCCTGATTGTAATGCTGATACTAATTTTTCTTTAGTAGATAATGGTGCGTTTTTGTGAACTTTGCCTAATATATTAGCAATAGGTAATACTTCAGTTATACCTATAAGACCACCAAATAATTCAGCAGTAGTCTCAGTTAGACCACTTACATCTTCACCCATATCTCTAGCCATCTGTAGTCTATCGCCTTGTGCTGCTATACCTGTTGGTATTGCTAAAGCTGTTGGTGCTGTAAATGTTGGTGATAGTATGCCCTTAGCTGCTCCTGGTGCTTTAGCTAGTGCTCTACCTACCATACCTGCACCTAAGAATGGTCCGAATGAACCTATGCCTTCTCCTAGTTTTGTAGAAAACTTATCAGCATATGCAGGGTCTCCTGCTAATATAGAATCTTCTCTTAGTCTATCTTGTAGTCCTTCAAGACCTTTATATAAGTTACTGTCGTTGCCAATATCAAATAAACCAACAATACCTGTAGGCACATCTAAAGCTAATCCAGCAGCACCTCTTGGTATTGATTTTATAAATTCGCCTACTTGTCCTAATGCAGATGTTTGGTCTAAATCTTCACCATATCTTTCTTTAACAGCAGCAACAAATTGAGCTCTTTCATTTGGGTCTGATGGAATAATAAACTTATCTCCGCTTCCATCTGGTGCTTTATATATTGCCATAATTTATTATGCAGGTATTTTAGTTTTTTTAAATATATCCATATCTTTTTGTACTAATCCAGTTTTTTCTAAATTTTGTAGTAAACTAATTTGTAAACTAATTTGTTCTAACATTTCTGAACCTTTAGTTCTATCTAAAGTACCTTCTGTAATAGCATCATTTACAAGTCCAAATGTTGTTTGTAATTCTTTTAAATCCATACCAGCTATATTAGTTTCAATATTTTTAATTTGTGCTTCTAATAGTCTACCCTGTAAACCTTTAAATTCTGAAGCTTGTTCTGCTGATTTAACTCCAAAATAAGCATCAGATATACCGCTACTTAATTCTCCTAGATTTCTAGCAGAACCTATAGCACCACCAAGACCTATTAACATATCTGCTTGACGAGATTCTTTAGCTTTTGCAAGTCTTTGATTTTCTATTTCTTCTGCTGCTTGTTGTCTTGCTGCTATATCTGCTTCTCTTTTTGCAGCAGCTTCTGCTGCTAATCTAGCTGCTTTTTCTTCTGCTGTTTCTGTTTCTGTTGTTTTTATTTTATCAGGTAATAATTGAGGAATTATAATTCCAGCTCCAATAGCTCTTGGAGTTACATCTTTTACAACTTCTAATCCCATATCTCTAAATTTACTTGCAGGTACTGGTAGATTGCTTGTAGATTGTGGTGAAGCTATTGGATTGTTAAATCTTTTACCTTCTGTAATTCTTGATTTTAATCTTCCTAAAGAAGATAAACCTTTATCTATAGTTTGTTTAGGATTTCTTACAAGATTAAATAATCCTTTACCAGCACCAGCAATACCTCTTAAAGCACCACCTACAACAGTTGTTGTTGGTTCTGGAGCGAATATCATTGCTAATGTTGCAGTATTAAAACCATCTAGTGCTGCTCTTCCAAAATCAATGCTTCCATCTGGTTTTGTATATCTTTTTTTAAGAAAACCTTTTTGTTCTTCTGTTATTTGTTCTTGCATTGGATTATTAAGTGTTGATTCTATGCCGCCACCTATTCCTGCACTTTGTAGAAATTGATTTTTTAACATTTCTTGTTCAGTCATACCACCTGCTTGATAGCCTGTTAATCCACCACTAGCAGCAGTCATTAAAGGAGAGGGCGGAGCCATGTTACCCATTTCACCCGATTGGAAAGCATTTGGTGTATCAGATGATTGAGCCATAGCTCCTAAACCAGATGGACTTCCTGCAAATTCTGCTACTAATTCATCAGATACTGTTGTATCTGGTTTAGGCTGTTGTGCAGCATACATTTTTTCCATTTGTGTTCTTCGTTGTATTTCAGATAATACTAAATAAGAAGGATAAGTAGAGTTAGGGTCTTGCGACATTTGTATTAACTGTTCTTTTGGAACAAACTCTAATTCATTTGATAGTTCTACTAAATTTGCCATTAACTCATTCCTTTATATAAACCCAGTCCTTGTAATCCCATGCCTAAAGCTGATTGGAATAATCCTGGTTGTTGTTGAAAAGTGCTTACTTGTTGATTAGGTTGTACAGGCACACCTCTTAATAATCCACCTAAGAATCCTAATTGTTGTTGACCAAATCCTTGTTGTCTTAAAAAGTCTTGATAGCCCATATCCATAGATGCTTGTTGCATTGCTCTTTGCTGTGAACCTATACCTTGTAATGCTGCTATTCTTTGTCTTACATCATCTTGTATATCTCCACCAACACCTCTAAGAGCATCTACAGATGCCAAACCATATCGTTGAGACATATCATAAGCTGATTGACCAAATTTTTCTTGTGCTTGTCTAGCAGCTTCTTGGGCTTTAAATCTTTCAATATCTTGTCTACCTTGTTCTTGAAATGATTTTTCAGTCATAGCATATGCACTTTGCATATATTTTTCTTGTGCTTGTCTTGCTGCTTCATTTTGTTGTGCTGCTGTTAATCCTAACTTAGCTGCTGCTTGTTTTGCAGCTTCACCTGCTTGGTATCTTTTTAAATCTATTTCTGCTTGTTTCTGATATGAGCCTTCTGTTAATTGGAATCCGCTTTGTGCAAACTTTTCTTGTGCTTGACGAGAAGATTCTGTTTGAGCAAATGCAGACTGTCTATATTGTTCTTGGGCTTGTCTGGCTGCTTGATTTTGTTGTCTAGCAGTCATACCCATTTCTGCTGCTCTTTGTCTAGCTTGTTCACTAACTTGAAAAGCTTGTTGTTGCATTTGTTCTTCTGCTTGTCTTGCTTGTTCACTAGCAGTAAATTGTTGCAGACCAAATCTTGAAGCATCTAATCCTGTTGCTCTTTCTGCTGCAAGTTGTGCTTGTGCTGATTGAAAACCTGCTTGACTACCTTTTGCTTGAATATCATCAAGTTGTTGACCTAAATTACGCTCTCTTTCTGCTTGTAAAATAGCTTCACGATAACCACCTAAACCACCAGACATAGCTGCTGCATCAGCAGTTTTATCGCCCATCATTTCTGATTGTCTTGTTGCTTCTCTTTTTTGTATATCAGTTACAGCTTGTTGATATGGAGACATAAATCTATTTATGTTTTCTTCATATCCTAATGGTGTATAAGCTGGACCTACTTGTCCTGCTTGATATTGAGATGCTCTAGCAAATGGATTGTAAGTAGAAAAATTATCTTGTGCTCTATATCCAGATTGTAATCCTTGTGCTTGAAAACCTGGTTGATATGATTGTGCATCATAAGCTTCTCTTTGTTGTCCTGCTTGATAATTAGAACCTACTAAACCAGCTTGATAACCAGAACCATATCCTTGTGCATCATATGTATTGCCTAAGTAATCAGCTTGATAACCAGAACCATATGGTCCACCTAACATAGCAGCTCTTTGTGAAGCTAATTGATATTCTGGTGGAGTTCCTGCTTGTGCATAACCTCTAGTCATGCCTTGACTAGCTAATTCATCAGGAGAAAAATACGCTATTCTTTCTCCACCATATGGAGTGTATGGTTGATTAGATTCTGCTTCTCCTCTTTTTAGGAGTCGCTCAAAATATGGTTGTACATATTCTGGTAAATCTGTATTTACTACTTTTGTTTCTGTTGGTGCTGATGAACCGCCGCCTTTAAAATATCTCATTATTCATTGTCCTCAAATTCATATTCAAAGAATACTGCTGTTTTTTTCCAATCTTCTCTAGCTTTAATCCAGTTCCAAAATCCTTCTCTGCCAACTCCTTCTATGCCTTTACAGTCATTAGCTTTAGCCCATTTATATATAACTTTAAGACCTCTATCAGCCCAATTATTCATTTTCTTACCAGTTACATGGTCAATGTTTAACATTCTTTTACCAGTAGGATATTGATTTATTTTTGTAATAGCACATCCAACAATGTCTAAACTACCTTTATCAAAAATAATCCATAATGAAGCTCTGTTATTAAGGCAATCATAAAATACATCTTTAGGTGTACTTCTACCATTAGAGCGTTTACAAGATTTTTCTAGAAATTTTTCACATTGTTCCCATACAAGAGTCATCTTATCGCTAGGCATTAACGATATTTCAAAACCTTCTTCTGCTTCTACTTCTATTTTTTCTGCTACTTGATTCATGCTGGCATTACCTTTTGTGGATTTAATGGTGGAGCTTGTGTTTTACCACCAGTTTTTGCTTGTCTTACTCTATCTAACATACCATCTAATTGTTTAGAACCTGCATCAGAACTACCATCACCTAACATAGATACAACATCTGCTGGAATAATATATTCATCTTGTGATACAGCAGCTATTGCTTTATTACCTATATTCATAGGTAAATCATCTGCCATACCGCTATTGCCATTGCCTTCTATTAATCCTTCTGTTTGTACATCTGGATTACCTGCAGCTTGTTTTAATACCATATCTCTTAACATCATAAGTTGTTCTTGACCATACTTAATAATAAACTCATTTATAATTTCATTATTATCTGTTTCACCAAGAATAAACTGTATAACTTCTTGCACTATAGGGTCTTGCATCATCATATCTGTTGATTGACCAGTAGGCATAGGAATATTTATATCTTGACCTTCTTGATAACCCATTGCTTCTACAACTTTTTTACCTTTTTCTGTTTTAGCTAAAGCTTTTAATCCTTCATTAGGTAATTCTTTATTAGTATCTCCACCTTCTGCAAACATAGGTGCTCCAAAAATACCACCACCTGGTCCGCCTATAGACATAGGTGGTTGCTCAGGAAATTTTTGCATAGGTGTATTAGCTGGTGCTGCTGGTGTAGGTGATGTATTGTAGGGAATATTTTTACCTATAGACATTTCATCACGCATAGCATCTCTATTCTCCAAACCTCTAATCATAGGAGGAGTTATTGGAGTTTTTATTTTACTAAAATCAGGTATTGTTACATCTGCTCCACCTTCAATAGGTATTCTTATTGTAGGAGGAGGTGTATTTATAAGTCCTCCAATAGGTTGAGAAGGCATAAATTCACTTGGAGGTAATATAGGTTTAGGTCTATCTCTATAAAAATCTATAGGTCTAGGCATAGGCATATCTATAGGTCCAGGAGTAACGAAATTATCTGGTGGACTTATAGGTTCTATATTTCTAATTGTACCTTTACGACCTATGTCAGGTGGAACTATAGGTCCATCTGGTGGTGGTACATCTGGTGGTGGTGGAGGTGGTGGAGGTGGTGGCGGTGGTGGTGGTGGTGGAACAGGTCGTGTAAAGTATGGTTGTATAGGCTGTTGTGTAAATCTTGCATATGGATTAATCATGCTACTCATTTGAGGATTACTATAAAAACTTCTATAACTTGGTGCTTGCATAAAAGGATTGCCATAACCACCAAATGTTGGAGGCGGCATGAATCTACTTGGAGGTGATAATGGTTGTAATCTTTGTGGTCTAAATCCTCTATAATTTTGAGAGGGCATAGAATAATTTTGAGAAGGTATAGAATAACTATATGATTCCATTTGTGGATTACTACTATCTTCTATATCTCCAGCATATCTTGTTAAATAACTTTTTGGGTCATTTCCTTTAAAGTATCTGTTTTCAGGAGAAAAACCTGCCATAAATCCAGGTGTAATTCGTCTAGTTTGTCTAGTAGTAGTTGGGTAACTATTTTGCATTGGATTATAATTCATATTCATTATTGGGTCATAGTTTGAATAAATATTACGACCTCCTTGATAACCTGTTGTACCACCATCTGCAAAATTAGTGCTACCGCCTGTAGCTATTGGTATTTGCTCAGGGTATCTTTCATACATTAATCTTTTGCGTTCTTCTTCATCTATATCCATTTGTCTTAACATTGCTTCAAATTCATCTTGTGATTGCATTACAGCTCCAGTACCTGCTGTAGTTGCTGCTAACATACCAGTAGGAGTCATTGCTGCACTTCCTAATGATTTTATACCTTCATCTAATCCAGGACTAAATATTTTTTGTAAAGATGCTCCTGGTCCACCTACAGTTTGTCTTACTGCTTGTTCTGCAGCTTGTTGACCAGCTAAAGTTGTAGGTGGTGTTTGTGCAAAACTTGTAGGTGGTGTTACAGGTCCAACAAAACTTGGGTCAACAGGTGTACCTATACCTGCTGTAACTTGTGCATCAGCTATAGCTGTATCTAAACCTGGATTTGCTACACCTTCTAAAGCTTTTGTACCTAATCCTGCTGTAAGACCTGATAGTAATGCTTTACTTCCAGAACCACCTGTTTGTGCATATGTAGCTAAACCTGCTCCTATACCTGCCATAGCTCCTGCTGATAATCCACCAATGCCTAATGCAGCAAAAGCACTAGGTGCTAATAAACTACCTAACATAGGTGCTAAGAAAGGTAAGAAAGCTTCTGGCTGTCCTGTATCTGGATTTATTGTTATAGGCATAGCAGATGCTAATCCTTTAACTTCTGCAGGATTTACATGAAGTAACATAGAATCGCCAAAACGACCTTGTGCTGCTACATTTTTGGTTTGTTGTTTTATATCCATATTTATCTATCTTCCTCTTTGGTTTCGCAACCAAACATATTAAAACTCATATCTACTGCACTTGTATAAACTTTTACGACATCTGTCTGATTTAATGTTATACCTAAAACTATTGATAATGAATCATTTGCTGCTACTGATTTATCATAAAAAAGAAATTGTTTATCATCTGCACCTGCACCAGCTACATGAACACTTAATCTAAATGTTATTGCAGACCCTGTTCTATTTGCTGCAACTATAGAACTAACTGTTGTTTGTGTCATATTAGGCACAGTATAAAGTGTAGTTGTTGTTGTTGCTGCAGGGTCAACTTGACCTAATACTTTTAAATTATCAGCCATGTTTCATTCCCATTAATAAAAATTGATGTCTTTTTAGTCCTTTACTTACTACGACACTTTGTAATTTTTGTAGTTTGTCTAATTCTATAGCTAAATCTTGTATTGCTTGTTCCATTATTCTTCTTGTAACTGCCTCATCTGCGGAACTATATTCTTGCTGTGCTAAAGGTAATGCTATTGATTTAGGATTTGCCATTATCTTTTACCATCTGGTCTTATATCTAATCTTAAATCACCAAGTCTCCAACCATAATCATTTGATGAATTAGATACTCTAATAGCACATTGTCTACTTCTAGCTCTTGTATTAGTAAATGTTGAAGCTGGTGTAACTGATACAGTAGATAAAGTAGATAAATCTTCTAATGGATAATTTCTACCTTTAATTGTAATAGTTACATCATCAGATGTAGATTTTTGGTCTCTAAATTGTATATCAGGTATTATTTTATTTACTGCTATAAATTTTTCACCATCAGGGTCTAAGTCAAAATCACTTGATTCTATATATGCAGTAAAGTTACTACCATCATTACCATGTCCTACTTCATGTGAGAACAAATAGTTATTATTATTTGTACTACTATTTTTACTAGCTGCTATAGGATTATCTAATATATAAGCTTCATCCCATGCAGTTCTAACAAAATCATCTGTTGTAGTGCCTATAGACCAAACTTGTTCTAAATAATTATACATTACATATTTATCTACTTCTAAACTATCTCCTGATGGGTAGAACCATATAATTTCATTAGCAATACTATTAACTGCACCAAACACTTTAAATGCTTGACCTTGATTTAAATCACTTAATACATAATCTAATACAGTACATGGTAATCTTTGAGCACTACCTGCATATGTATAGAACCCACCATTATCCATAAAATAAACTTGGTTATTAGCATTAACTGCTGCATTAGGAGATATTAAAGATGGACCATTAGCAACTTCATTAAATGAAAATACAAATGGTGCTCCTACAAATCTCATAGAAACCATGCCTACATCAGTCCATATAAGTATTTCTTGTCTTGTTCTTAAAGCTGCTATTATTGTAGAACCCATTGATAATTGTACTCCACCAGCTTGATTGGTTGCTGTTGGTGTCCAGTCAGTAATACTTTCTGTATCTGAAAATCTTACCAGTAAAGGGTTTAAAGTAGAAGAACCTATAGGATTACATCCAAATGCTATAACATGCTTGTCTACATCTGAAAGCATAATTTGAAATGTTTTTGTTGGCACATCACTAGCACCACTCAAACTTGTAACATTTACTGCTCTGTTATCAGTTCCAGATGATTCATCCCAATAATAAATACCATCAGACCTAGGATTTAATAAAGTATCATCACCAAAATTATCTATTGACCATAATCTTAATTGATTACTTGATTCTAAATTACTTGTAGAACCCCATGTTCCTGTATTCCATGTACCTGCACCCCAACCCGTAGATTGCACATATATATCTAATCCAGAATTAATTTGATAAACGCCATCAACACCAGAACCACCATTACCAGTATCACTAGAATTAGCTGTTGCTGTAGCTGTAAATGTATATGTATTATCAGTAGGTACTGAATCTATTTGATATTCTTTATTTAAAACTGTAGCTGTTATATTTCCACCTAAACTTACAGCTTGACTAAATGTAACAAAATCTCCTGTAACTGCTCCATGAGAAGCATCAGTTGCTGTTATAGTAGTGCTACCATTAGTAGCAGAAAAAGTAATAGCATTAGTCGCTGTTTCTCGTATGGGGGTAATATCATTATAATTTCCTCCTTCTAACACATAAAATTTTTGATGTGTTCCTAAAGTAATATAATCTGTACCTACAGAAGATTTATATGGATATATTTTTCTACAAGTTCCTATAAAACTATTTGTACTTTGTTTTTCCCATCCACCTATTCTTTCAGGTCTACCTTTTCTAAATCTAACTTTATCTGCATCAAACCAGCCGCCTTCGTTACTATAATTAGTACCTTCTTTATTTATACCTGGTCTAAATACATATTTGGCTAATGTCATATTTAAACCTCATGCCATTCTTTGCCTTCAAATAATAAGGATTCTGCTTCTCTTCTTCGTACTAAACCCTGTTTTACTTGACCACCAGCTTTATTCCATCTTTTAATTTGATTTGGCACATCATCCCAATCTTTGTTATTTAATTTTTGCAAAAGTGTACTGCTAGAAAGGTTTGATGGACCTAAATTAAATACCCATGATACAAGTGAGTCAAATTCATTTTGTTTTAAATCAGATTTTACCATGTTATTTATATAACTCTCATACTCATCCATTTCATGTAACAATAAACTATCTGCTTCTTCTTGTGTAATAGTATCGCCTTCTTTAACACCTTTAGTTGAGCCATATCCTATTGTTAAAACATTAGCTGCACAACGATAAGCTTCAAGTTCACAACCCTCAAACTTTTTAATTAAGGATAAACCTTCTTGTGATATTTTCATATTACTGCTCCTTTTTTGTTGTAGTAACTGTCCTATAATACACAACAACTTCTTTAAGTTCATTTATATACCTTTTAAGTTCTTGCATATTGTAAGCCATTACCTCGTAATCAGGTATTGTCATAGCTAAAAATACAAGTTCACCTTCTTGTTTTTCTATTCTTGCAAGTTGTTCTTCCCAGTTTTCAGAAGTAACAACAATCCACATAGGTTCCTTTAAATCTATTTCTCTAGGCATAATAGGTTGAACTATTGTTCTATCTAGTGGTTTTGCTGTAACTTGTATTTCTTTAGTTGGAATTAGGCTGCAACTGCAAACCATCATCAAGGTCGTCAACAACATTGCTGATTTCTTCGATTTCTTCCATAATGTGTTTTGTACCATTATTTATTTTCCTTTCCATTTCTACTGGGTCTGCAAGTATTTTTGCAGACAACTCATAGTCTTTTATAAACTGTGTGTATCTATTTAGTTCTCTTTGTGCTGCTTGACTTTTAATTACAAGGTCATTTAACTGTCCTGTTTGTAATTCAAAATCATTTTGTAAGTTTGTGATTGCTTCTTCTTGTGTGGCTATAGCACCTTCTAAAGCTATGTTATTAGCTTTTAAAGTTATGTTTTCGTTATATAGCCAATAACTACCAAAACCTAAAATTAAAATTATGCCTATTAATACTTGTTGCACTAAATATCCTCAATAATGTAATTTAAGCCTGATGCACTTCTATATTCTATAAGTCTGTTATCGTCATCACGAAATTTAAGGTGTTTTTCTTTTTGCACTAGAATTTTTTTTGATATGTAAGTTTTATCATCTAAATCACCATATTCTTTATTAAAAGATACAGTTATTTTATACCTTGTTACAAATAAACTAATAATCCAATTAATTATTTGTTTTAATTCCATGTATACACCTGTAACTTTTCTTTTTTACCTTTAGCTTCTATTGGTTCTAAAGGTATTAAATCAAATTCTAATGCATTTTGTGTGCTTTCGCCAATTAGTAAGTTTACACCAGCTTGTTTTGTACCTGACTCTAATCTAGCTGCAATATTTACTGCATCACCTATTGCTGTGTAATCAAACCTTGTTTCACTACCCATATTACCAATAACTGCATAACCTGTATTAATACCTATGCCAATTTGAACTGCAGCAATTCCTTTGTTAATAAGAACATAGTTAAGTTCTATCATATTTTTTTGTATATCCATTGCACATAATAATGCTTTTTCTTCATGTTTTTCTAAATCTAATGGTGCATTAAATATAGCCATCATTGCATCGCCAATATATTTATCTACCATACCGCCATGTTTTTGAACTGCATTAACTTGTGCTGTAAGTGCTTTATTCATAATATATGTAACATCTTCAGGTTCTAATGTTTCTGATAGTGCAGTAAAACCACGAACATCTGTAAATAAAAATGTGCAGTATCTTCTTTCACCACCTAATACTAATGAATCTGGATTATCTTGTAATTTTTTAACTTGCCTTGGGTCAAGATAATGTTCAAATTGTTTTTTAATTTGTTGTCTTAATTTGTATTGTTCTCTAAATCTTAAATAAAAACCTATTGATGCTGTTATAAACTGTGAAATTAATGTCCAACTTACATCTATTAGTATTCCACGCTGTATTAAATAGTGTCCGATAAATATTGTTAAAAAGAATAATAGACTGGTAAATGTTATTCCTAGCGTCATTCCAAAAATATTTACACATAACCAGACAAAAGTTACTGTTATCACTAAAATTAATAGTTCAACAGCTAAATGCCAATCAGGTATATAAGGACTATCTTGTATAAGTATTGATTCTGCTAGTGCTGCTTGTATTTTATGTGGTTCTAATAAACCAACAGGAGTTGCAACTTGTGGCATTACTCCATTAGCCGTAACTCCAATAAATACAAATTTACCATTTACATCCATTTCTTTTAAATTAGTTTGTTCTGTATCTATCCAACTAATCCATTTGCGACCAAGGCTATCTGTTTTAACTGGTGGTATTCCTCTGATTGATATTTCTTCTATACCATTATCATTAGTTTTTATAATGTAAGTTTTTACACCAAACAAAGCTTTATATATTTGTGTACCAAAACTAGGAATCCAATTATTATTAGGTGTTTTTACTAAAAGAGGTATTCTTCTTACAAGTTGGTCAACTTCGGTGGGAGCAATAGCTAAACCAGATAGCGTATTATTTGCTAAAAGAGGATGGTTTTGTTTCACTCCCAAAGATACTATACCACCATTATCTTCACCTTTCACTACAGTTCCTGTTGGCTTAGGATAATTACCTTTACCATCTTCAAACATAGCTATAACAGAAGGTGCATATCCTAAAGACCTTCCAAAATCTTCATCTCCACCCATTCTGTCTGCTTGTGGAAAAGATATAACCCAACCAACTCCTAAAGCACCTTTACCAATAATTTCCATTTGTATATCAGCTAATCTTTTTCTAGGTAATGGATAGCCACCTTCACGCTCTACATCTTCTTCTGTTATGTTTAATATAACAAAATTACCTGATGGTTCTGGTGTTTTTATAAATGAATCAAATACTTTTAGTTTTAATATTTCTGTAGGTGTTGACTGATATATTAATGGCAGTAAAAGTATTGTAAGTATCGGTAATATTAATTTTTTCATTAATCACTTTGAGTTATTGTTATTGTAGAATCACTACCACCATTAACTTTTATTATGTTAGAAATGCCATCTTGTATAAATATTACTGTGTAAGCATTATTTCCATCTAAATCTAACTGTACGCTTTCGCTAACACTTCTTCTTAAACTAACAACTTGTCCTGTAATTATAGTTGTTATTTGTGTATCTGGGTCTTTACCTAATAATGTTCCTGATATTTGTGTGCTTGTAGCTTGTGCTAATTGTTCTTCTTCTTCAGCTATAGCTAATCCATCTAAAACATTTAATAAATCTTCTAAGTAATTTACATCAAGATAATTTATGTCTAGTTCTGTAAATTGTAAGTTATCTTCCTTTAAATAATCCTCTGCAAGATAATCTATATCTAAATCATTAAAATCAAGTACGCTATCTGTTTGTGTGCTTGTAGTTTCTTCTTGTATTACTACCTCTTCTTTAGGAGGCGTAACAATTAACATATTGTCTATTACATCTAATGTTAAATCTAATATAACTGGTTTGCTTGGTGCTGATTCAAATACACTTACTGTAGTTGCTTCGTAAGGTTTGTTAAGTAAAACTGTTCCCATAGCAGTAACTACTTCTATTTCGCCACTAGAGAGCCCTAGAGAGTCTGGTAGCAGTATTATAAGGCTACGACCTAATTCATCTACTGTAGCCGTAAAATCAGTACCACGAATAGCTATATTAGCTGTAGGTGTTTTAAGAGATATGTTTTGTTTATCTATACGATTTAAATTGCCTGTAATAAATCTTGCTGTACCAATACCAAAGGTAAGAGCCATTTTTGCTTTGCTTGGGTCAGGGTCATAAATGTACTCATCTATTAATAGTTGTGAGTGTTCAGTAAGCTTTACAATAGAATCATCAAGAAATGTAATAGCCATTCTTCCATTAGTAGTAATAGCTTCATCATTACTTTGTATAGAAAATTTTAATTCGGCATCTAATGGTTTATCTCTTACTATTTGTGCTGAACCATTTAGTTCAGATATATCTCCAATATTAACAGCTTGTGCTTGTACCTTGGTCGTTTTGGATAACGCAAACAGTAGAAGCAGCATTGCCACCGATTGATATAATTTTAAGCCAGTCATTATCTTGGGTACTCAGTTGTTGTATGTTAAAAGTTCTTTGACCGCCTGTATGGTCTAGCCAAAAATATCCACCTGCTGAAGCATTAACACCAGTACCTGTATAATTTACTGTATTATCAGAACCATCTATATCCATATAGTTTGTAGCACCATCAATATTTATATTTGATGTTACTGTGTTGCTAGAACCTTGAATAATCCAATCTAAATTTAAATTTGCTGCTATTGCTGTAGTACCTTGATTTAAGGTAAATGTATTACTACTACCTGTAACTGCTATATTTTGGTCAGAACCTGCAGAACTATATGTATTAGTTGGGTCTACTTGTATCGTAAAAGTATTTGTATCTCCAGTAAAATTATATAGCCCTGTAAAAGTAGTAGCGTTTATATCACCTAAAAATTTATTGGTATTACCAATCATATTAATATCAAGTGTCATAGTAGCACCATCTAAATCAAAAGCATTTAAAGACCCCGCAGTAGAATTTAAACCACCAATAATATTAGATATACCTAGTTGTTCTAGGTCTATATTTGCACCAGTACCTGACTGGTCTACATAAATTTCGTTATCAGCCGCGTAAATTGTTGATGCACTCAGCATCACAATCAGGCTCATTAATTTCAATTTCTTCATATTTCCAAAAACTCCTGTCATAACCGACATTAATTATTTCTAATACAGCACTTTCAATAGCTTTTGTTAATGCTATTGTTGTTGATTCATTCCTGGAATTACCCATTTCTATCTCAACAAGTTCTGTTCCTGCTTCTATAAAACGAAATACATCTTCTGATTTACCATAACTAAATATAGTTTTTTCAGTCATTACTTCTATTAGTATCTCACCTGTGGCTACTGATACCATTCTTAAAGTTGTTGTTACACTATCTTCTCTATACTGAGCACTAGAACCAATACCTAAATATCTAGCTCCTATACCACCTGTATTTAGATTAGTTTCATAAGCTATAACAGCACCTTCAATTAAAACTCCTGCAAATAATAAAGGTCTAAGTGCTTTCTTTTTTTCTTCATCTGATAAAGTTTGTTCTCTAGCAGACCTTATTAATTGTCTTTCTTTTGTTAAATTATCTAAACCTACTCTTTCAACTACTGTAAAGAAATCACCATTACCTGCGTGTTTAAGAGCTCTTATAAGTAAAGCATTAGGCTGTTGTGTTATTGCTGTACTAAATAAAGCAAACTCGCTGTTACTTTTACGCTGACCTGTTTGGTCAGTAAAAGCTGTAGGATATACAGCAACTACAGGTTTAATTATTGGTTTTTTTACATTAGCTAATTCTTTAGATTGTAGCTCAGATATTTTTACAATATTATTTTTTTTTAATCTTTGTTCGTATGTATCTTCTAGCTGATGTGTAATAGAGCAACTAGAACAAAAAAGTACCAATAGGTATAGAAATTTCAGTAATTGTTCCATCGGCTTCCGTTATTTTAAGTGTTAATGTTACACCATCACTTGTATATTCAATGGTGTTTCCTTCTAAAGTTATTGTTCCTGAATCAGATGGTGTTTCTCCAAAAAGATTATTTACTAATTGCCTTGATAACTCTGCATAGACTCTTGATTCTAAGTTACGCATAAACCTTGCAAGTGTAGAGTTTTCTTTTTCTCTTTCTATTTCTTCTTGTAAAGCTTTTATTTCTTCTTTAATTGTTAGCTTACGACTAAACTCTTGATTTTCTATAGTTAAATAATGAGAAGATGTACCTACACCATTAAAGCTAGGGGATTTAAATTTAAAAGTTATAGTATCTGCTTTTACATTAGTACCAATAATACCTAAAAATAATACAAAACCTATAAAAACTAAAATTACTATAAGTCTATATTTTTCTAGTTCTAGTGCTTCTATTTGTTTTTTTGTTATTTTTCTGTTCATCTAATGCCTCTTGTTCTTTAAGTTCTAAAACAGTATTTACTTTTTCTTGTAAACGAATCATATCTTGGTCTAATAAACGAAGTTGGTCTGTTAGTCTTATAATTGTTTTTTTCATTTCTGATACAGCAGGGTCTATAATATTTGTAATTGTTTGCCATACAAAATAAACAAAATATCCTAGTCCTACTACCATAATTGTTGTAAAACCAAACTTTTCTACTAAAACAACTATATCCATTAATCTCTTCTAGCGTCTATTTTTCCATCTTCTACAAAATTTTCTGCTCTTGCTATTCTATCTAAATCTGGTTTTAAATTAAGAGCACTTGATACTGATGTATCTATTCTAATTATATCGTTATTCATTATTGATGCTCTTGTAATAAGCATTTTAGTAATGCCTTGTATTCCTTTTATATCGCTTACAAGATTACCCATAAGTTGTTTCATAATAAGAAATATAAAATAACCCATAACTAAACCACCAGCTATAGGTAAGCCGACCTTTTCTATAAGGTCAAATGCTTCCATTAATCTTTACTAGCTTCGCCTTTAAATGATTTGCTTGAACCTGATGTTCCTGCGTATAAACCAAACCAAGCAGCACCTGCACCTACAACAATAGATATAAGACCTGATTGTTCAAAACTTGGTGATTCTAATGCCATAAACCAAAATGTCGTGTAGTAAAGTAAATACATATAAACACTTAAAAACATTCTTGGAAATATTCTCCAAGAGTCTACAGCTTGTGCTAGATGTATAACTTTTTGCCATGGATTAACATTAGTTGTATCTTCTAAATCTCTTATCTTATCTTTTAATTCTGATATTTCTTGAATCATAGCCATGAACTTATTTAAGTCCATTTCTACTTCATTTCTATCCATATCTCCACCAAATCTACCTTGTCCGTCATTCATTAGTAATCACCCCATATTTTAGTTTTTTTACCACCTTCATAAGTAACAGCATGACCCTCATCAATAAGCATTTGACAAATATCTTGACCATCTTGTGTATAAGGTATTCCTAATATACGACCATATTTACCTTTACCTAAAGACTTAACTTTTAGATTACCTACACAAAGTTCTTTTAATCTTTCTTTAGCAGCAAGACCTAGTTTTTTTTCAGCTAAGTCTCTAGTACGACTTTCAGGAGTATCAATACCAGCAAGTCTTACACGCTGTTTATGTAGTTTTACATCAAATCCTAAATCAAGACAACAATCAAATGTATCTCCATCTACTATTCTTTCTAGTGTAGCGTTATATACAAACGCATCTGGTGCATTAGACATTATCTATAACTCCTTGTTTTTTTAGCTATTTTTTTTGGTTGTTTAACAAATTGTTTACCAGCTCTATTACCTTTAGCTTTTGCTCTATTAGTTGCAGCTTTTTCACTTTTTGTTAAAGATTTCCATGCTTTATCAGGTAAATATCTTCTTTTGCCTTTACTTGGTTTACCGCTTGAAGTACGCCACTTTTGTTTACCCCAATCTTTTAATGACCTTTGAGATTTTTTTAATGGCATTATTCTTCCTCTATTTTTTCATTGTATAAATTATCAAATACTTGGTTTACATCTAAAGTGTAATCTAAATCAGATTTACTATAGTGAATATGTTGAGAAGGTTTAAAGTCTGGAGCACCTTCTCCTAATTCAAATTGTGCAGGTCTTGTAACTCTTACTCTATTATTAGGTAAAGCAACTATATTGCCTGTCCATTTACCTGCATCTAATAATTCAAGAACATGATTTTGTTTATGTTGAGCAGGGTCATCTGCTGTATCAGATTCTGTATAATCTACAGTAAAGTAATACTTTGCAGGATAAAATTTACCATCAATTTTTGCCATCCAAGGACAAGGAGAACAATTTTCTAATACATATATACTATGTGTACGAGATGCACAATCCCAAGGTTGTGCTTCCCAAACTTCCATAGGTTCAGCCCATTCTTCAAAAGGGGTATCTCCAACAAGAGCTGTAATAGGCATCCTTGCCCACATAGCTCCACCATGAACATTTGGTTCATCTGTATCGTAAGTTTCTGCACCTGTAAAAATTACTTGGAATGATAGACAGCGTTTTTGAATTGTTGTAACTCCAATAACCATAGCGTGTAAAAATTCACCATGATATTTTTCGTGATTGTGTGTGTATTCTTTTCTAACCCAACACTTAAAATAAGGTATGCTGCTTTGCAAATAAGCCATTTACTTATATCCACCACCAGCTTTTTTATAAGCTTTAGCCATCATCTGTGCTTTACGAGCTGACCATTGTCCAGGTCTACCACCTTTACTACCAGATTTTATTCTACTAAATATTCTTTTTCTTAAACCAGGTTTAGTATAATTACCAGCTTCATTAACTCTTGATTTAGATTTTTTAGCTCTACTCATGCTATAAATCCTGCTGTTATTACAGTAGCTACTATAAATGGATAGACTGCCCATATCATCATTTCAATTTTATCAAAACGCTGTGAGCCATCTTCTAATCTTTTGTCAATGCTTTTGTATAATGCTTTACATTCTCTTTCGTGTGCTTCTATAGCATTTAAAGCATCTTTAATAGTTGCCATTACTTTTTTGGTGCTACTTCTTTAGCTTTACCTATATTTAAAGCTAACATATCAATAAATTTATAAAGTTTACCAATCCACATATCGTCTTTAGGTGTTGGCGTACTTGCTGCTATTATTGAAGCAACTGTTACTATTGTTGTTATCCACATAATAATTTCTATTATCATAGTTTCTCCTTTGTTTTAATCTGCGTTTGCAGACTTAATGTTATTATAGTGCAAAAACATTTATCCGCAATCTGCACCTATAAAAAATTAAACCACCCTGTAATAATATATTTTTCTTGATTTTTAGATATTTGTCCTCTATGAGCGTGTGTCCAACCCGCAGGAAAAATAATTGTTGAACCTTTTTTAGCTTTAGTAACACAATCTTGATATAAGAATTCTGTTCCTCCATTTTTAACATTGTTTAAATATGTGCTAAAAACCAAGTGTCTGTTTATAACACTAGGATTACCATCGTTTTCTATATGCCATTTATAAAAACCCCATCCTTTATCATAATATTGTATTTTAGGACGGTGATTAATACCATAAAACTCTACATCATCTGCAAATTTATATTTTGAAGTGTATTGTTTTAAACATTTTAATAATTCATTTTTATATAAAAGGTTTGTTAAATCTTCTGGAGCTATCATTATCTCTAATGATTTTTTTACTTTCTCATCTAACTTACCATTACCAACTCTACCATCTTCTGCGTTAGCTTTATTAACGTTCCAATAATTAATTAGTTCATCAACAGCTTCTTCACTTATTTGATATTCGCCTATAAAGTTCATTGTTTAAAATAAGCAGGTAAACCAATCATAGGTCTACCATCAAATTTATTTTGTTTAGCATCTTTACTACTTGCATCGTTGTAGTGTAAAAATACCTGCCCACAATCTTTACCTTCAAAAGGTTTTCTCCAATGTTCTACATCACAACCACGATACATTAACATATCCCCTTGGTTTAAATTTATTTCAATATCAGGTTCTAAATATATTGACCAATTATCACCACCTAAATTCAAAGTAGTAGATATTTCACAAGAGTATCTATCTTTATGTCTTTTTAACTCATCACCATTTTTATAAATTCTTGCATAAGAATAAGTTTCAATTAGCTTTACACCTGATTCTTTTTCCATTATTGGCTTAACTTTTTGTAATAAAGTTTCCATAACTATATCAGCGTAATGTGAATAAGTTTCAGGTATTTGATTGTCATTCCAAACTCCAAAGTATTCAGTAAACTGTGATATATATTTTTCATCAAACAAATATCTTGCTACATCTCTTTTATTTAAAAAATATTGATAACAAAAATCTGCTAGTTCTTTTGATATAGCACCTTTAATTACTTGGTATTTATTTTTTTTAAAACTCATTTAAATGGGTATCCTAAATTCCAACACACTAAAGAGTGTCTTATACCTTTTGTTACAGGTTTAACTCTGTGCCAAACAAAAGAAGGAAAAACTATTACACTTCCTTTTTGTCTTATTTCCTCACATATTCTTGGTTGTGAGCCTTCATCTGTATTTCTAAAATCAAACTCTAAATCTCCACCTTTATATTCTTCAGGGTCAGTAAGTGATACAGTCATACTAAGTTTTCTTAGCTTACCATGTCTATTTGGGTTTTTTGGTTCGTCATAGGGTTCTCCAAATGAATCACAATGCCAATCATAAAACTGACCTTTTTTATACTCAGTAAATTGACAAGGCTCTGACCAATCCCATTCAAAATTCCAACCCGCATTTTCATTTGCTTGATGTATGTAAGGTTGTATTTCGTTATATATCCATCTATCAGACATCCATACCACATCTGACTTTCTTTTCTTTTGAATGTTTTTAAGTTGTGCTTCTGTAAGTTTGTTTTTATTATTGTTTCCTGTAGTAGCCATTTGTTTATCTTGTTCTTTACCATAGCGTACTATATCATCGCATATTCTTTCAGGTATAGCAGATTTAAAATACCAATAATACCATTTAAGATTCATACTCTTTTCCTGTATTTTTATATTTTTCTATAACAGAAGGAAGTAAAAAATCTTCTATTGCATATGGTTTTTTTTCTATTTTATCCGTTCTTATTGTATGTAAATCTACATCACCAAAAATAGAATCATCATATTTTATACCTTGTATTTCAAATTGTTTTAAGTTTTTAAAGTTATGTTCAAACTTAGGTATATTAAAAAAATTATAAACACTATTAACTGTACTTTGTGGGTTAGCAATTAACTGGTCGTATGTAATAAATAAATGCTCATAGTTTTTCTGTATTAAAGGAATTTGTTTAATGGCATTTCCTAAAACACCTGTTTCTGGGTGCATAAAATAGTCTGCATCTGTTTCAATATTTTCTTTTTTGACTTTAAATGCTTTTAATAACGAAGCTAAACATTCTAGTGGGTTTCTATACAAAATTAAAAATTTAATTTTTTTATCAAAATACTTTTCTAATAATTCAAGGTTTCCGTCTGAACCCCAATTACACCTATTAATAACATATTTTGTTTTAAATGTTTCAGAATAAGTATAAAAAGTTTTTCTAATAACATTGTCTAAAGACTCATTATGAGGAAAGTTTTGGTGTTGAGATAATGTTAAATCTTTTTGATTTTTAATTAAATCAAGCTGGTAAATAATTTCAGTAAGAGGACTATTAGCTGTAAAAGTTATATCTGTATTTTGATTTAAAATACTACCAAGTAAAGTATTACCTGCACGTTGTAAACTTATACAAAAATATAATTCCATTAATAGGTTAAGTTAAATCCAATCGCCTTCTTTTTTTAATTCAAATACTCTTCTTAAATTCCAAACACTTGATGCAGCAAAATCACCGTTTGGGTCATTAACAGCAACAAATCCTGAACCACCATTGCCACCCATTCTTGACGAAGATGCAGGACCATAAGCACCACCACCACCTCCGCCACCTTTATTAGTAGCACCAGCAGTTGATGCCAAATCAGATGCAGAGCCGCTTCCATATCCTGTTCCGCCAGTTCCTCCTGGTCCAGGAGCTCCTCCTTTGTCATTAGGAGCTGAAAGATTGCTATCACCTGCTGCTCCTCCACCACCGTCTGCTCTAGCTACTGGAGAACCTGTAATAGAAGATGCTACACCTTGTCCGCCTCTACCTCCGATAACATTATCAGGGTTTCCTTTTTGACCAGCTTCACCTGCTCCACCGCCACCTACAGCACAACCATAGTTTGAGTCTGGACTTCTAGCACCTCCACCTGGATAACCTTGATTAGCTGTTCCTGCACCCGCAGCACTTCCGTCAGGTTTATTACCAACACCATACCAAATACCAGAACCTCCGCCTGAGCCTCCATCTTGTCCAAGCTGACTACCACCAGCATTACCACTTGGATTAGTATAAGCAAACCTACTTCCGCCTGAGCCTCCGCCAGCAGAAGTTATGGGTCCAAAACTAGAATCTGCTCCAGGTCGCCATTCTCCATGTGCTCCTACAGCAACTCCCCCTGCTCCAACTACAACAGGTACTGTTGAGCCTGCGGTAACAGTTAAAGCTGATTCTGCGGAAGCTCCACCACCAGATGCTTCGCCTGGTGTAGATGACCTGTAACCACCAGCTCCTCCACCTCCGCCAAAAAAACCTCCTGCTCCACCACCAGCAACTACTAAATAAGTTACTGAGGTTGTTTTAGAAGGTACTGCATAGTTTGTACTACTGTTAAAAGATGTTACTTTTGCTGAAAAAACTGGTTCATGGTCTGCTCCAATTAATTGACTTCTTTGATTTCTTGTAATAGGCATAATATTAAATCTCCGTCCATTGTAAATTAGTAGCATCCCAAACATAATCAGTTTCTGTTACTGGATTAGTACTTTCGTCAAATGTTTTACCTATCCATCTTAAGTTAGCTTCATCCCATCCTGCATTAGCTCTAAGACCACTTATATCTGTTTTATTTGGAAAAGTTACTGGAGCCTGCCAATCGTCATTTGAATCTAAAGACCAAGATGAAAATTGTTGAGGTTGTAAAAATTTATCTTTAGAGCTATCATAAATATAATCAATACCACAGTATTGTTTTCTAAAATTATTGTTATAAGAAGTTTGTTTCCAAGCAACGCCATTTTCTGAATATGGAACAATAGACGCTACAAATGTTTCTGCGTCTGCGTGTAAATCGCCACCATTAGCATCTACATCCTCGTTGGATATTACTACTACTCGTATTACTTTATTATCGCTATCAAGTTCTGCAAAGTGAGCCATCTTCTAACTCCTTAAGCATCGTCTAAGATTTCACCAGATACTGTGTATTCTAAATCATTATTAGCACTACCCTGTATTTTCAATATATCTGTTTCATCTAAGTAAAATGAAGAGTTTTTATCTGTAACTATTAGAGTTGAATCTGCTGGTACTGCAACTGTTGATGCAATTGCATGAGAAGTTGAGCCATTATCATTTGAAATTGAAATAGTTACAGTAGCTGAATTAGTACCATCTATATTTGCAATTATTATTGTGTTTACTTTATGTAGTTTATCGGCAGCTACATCTATAATGTCTTGATTTGAAGTTGTAACTGCACCATTAATTGTGAATGGTAAAATGGATGTTACGTTTACTATATTTACTGATGCCATTGTTGTCTCCTATGTTATCCGAATACAATAGCCATGGCAATGGCTTTACCTGTTGAGGTTTTTGTATCAAGTTGGGTTTGTATGTTGGAAGTTACTCCATCACTAAAATTAAGTTCTGCTGCTGTTGAAGTAATAGTGGTACTCGCAATAGATAAAGCGTCTGTTTCTAATGTACCATCTATATCTACATCTCCTGATATATCTAAACTAGCTGCTGTTATTTCACCACCAACTGTAAGTGTAGTAGCCATATCAACCGCACCATCTATATCTACTACATCTAAATTAGTAGTTCCATCTACATCTATATCTCCTGAAATATCTAAAGCTGTGCCAATTAAAGTTTGTGTTAATGTTATTTGACCATTAGCAGCAATAGTCATAGCATCTACATCTGAAGCAGAGCCTATAGTTTTACCATCGCCAATAATAATATCATCACTAAAAGTAGCTGTTTGTGCAAAAGTAACACCTCCACCATCAGCTATGGTCATGGCATCATCTCCATCAGTATATTCTATTAAGGGGGTTTGAATTGAAGAGCTGGTTTCAATAATACCACTTGTTTGTAAATTTAAAGTAGCAAAAGCATCTACCATAGCTCCGCCAGAACCAGCACCATCAGAATAAATAACTTTAGTCTTACCTGAAGGTATAGTAACTGTGGCTCCACTACCTTGTTTAATTATTATAGATTGAGAACCACTTGTTCCATTTTCTATAATCCATAGTTTAGATACTGTATTTGGTCCTATAGTAATAGTACAGGTAGAATCTAATGTACCTGTATATTTTAAGAATATAGACCTACCTGGGTCTGTTGCTCCATCTGCTATTGTAGTTGTGTGGGTATCAGCATTAGTTGTAATACCTTCTGTGCCATAACTAAAAGCTTCTGCTATTAATTCAAGATTTGTATTTGTAGTATCACCCCATGTTCCACTAGCATCGCCAGTAGCCATTTCGTTTAATCTTAAATCATTTACATATGAACTTGCCATAATTTTTTCCTTTTATTAATTAAGCTACTTCACTCCAATTTGGAGTTTGTGAAGTAGAAACTTCTGTGTAATTTGGTGTTTGAGAAGTGTCAACTAAACCCCAAACATTTACTCCTGTAATTCCTGATAATAATTCATCTAATGTAGTAATTGTTATATCTGCATTAGCTTTAACTGTTTCACTACCTAAAGCTGTTGTTCCTGATAAACCAGTAACTGATAATATATTAACACTAATTGTACTAACTGTTCCTAAAGAACTTGTAATAGAAATACCAGTAACAGAAACATTAGCTGCTGCAGAAACTGATTCATCACCAAGAGTTCCTGCTGAAGCAGAACCAGATACACCTGTTACTGCTGCACCTGATGTTATAGCATTACCTAGTGCTGATGTTCCTACATTACCTGAAGGTGATATATTAGCTGTACCAGTAACTGTTTCGCTACCTAACGCAGATGTACCTACATTACCTGTAACTGAAACATCTACAGAAGTAGCACCCCAGTAGTCAGAACCCCAAGTACCTCTACCCCAACCAGTTGCCACTTAAAATCCTATGCTATTCTTATAATAGCATTTGAAGCATCTGCTGTTGGAAATTGAATAGTAAAATCTCCTGCTGTTGATGTTTTATCTCCACCAAAAGCAAGAACACAGACAGCAGGGTCTCCTGATGCACTATCATTAAATATTAAAGCTCCATTAGCAGTTATAGTGGCTGTACTAAATGTTAAATCAGCAAAATCTGTTAATGCTGTTGTACCTGATGTTGAAGGGTCAACTCTTGTTAATGTTCCACCTTTAGCAGTATAGTTAGTACCACTAACTTCATTAGAAGTTGTATATGCAGTTGTACCTGCACCTAATGATGCAGAACTTGTATATAGTGCTAATTGAAAAGTATTACCACCACTATTTTTAAAATTATGCACTCCTTCTAATAATTCTTGTTTAAATGAAGTACACATTGCTTGTGAAATTGCCATTAAAGTCTCCTTATAATATCAGCCATATCTTTATGACCTTGTTTTTGTAATAATCCTGCTACAGTAGCTCTATCACTAGCTATAGCTTGTTTTAAATATAGAAGTACAACTTGTGTCATACTATCTTTAAATGCTTGTGCTTGTGCTTTAACCATAGGGTCAGCATTATCACTAATAGATATTAATCTATCTATAATTCTTTCAGTCCAATATTCAGGACTTAAACCTTTGTTGTTAGTAGTTTTAACTGATATATCACCAACATTACTTGTTACATCTACACTAAACATTATGTTACCTGTTGCCTTACAGGACCAGTCCTATAGTTATCTTTAGTATTTTTACCTTCAGAAAATACTTTTAATCTTTGTATTGCTTCTTGAAATCTTTTTTCATAATTAACCATAATATCTGGTTCACCTTTCATAAAAGTATATGCTTCTACTAATGAACCATATAATAAACAATCTGATGCATTTGTACCTAAATAACTTGTTCCATCACTACTTGTTGTAATAGATGTTGGTGTATATTCATAATGTAATTCTGCAGTAAAATTTGCATTAGGTGTAGGTGCTACAATAAAAGTATCTTCATCAAATCTAGCATAATATTTAGGTATTCCTGTTGTAGAACTACTAGGATATGCTTCTCTAATAAAAGCTACATCTTTAAATAATAAATATTCATAGCCACTATTATCTACAGATAATGAATGTGCTGATAAAAAGTCTGTAGGTGTTGATAGATATTGATTGCCAGATGTTAAAGTACCTGTAACATTTTTTCTAAATACTGGAAGAGATACTAATTTTTGTATTCTATCTTCAGTATTAACAATAAATTCATCTAAGTTATTTACAAAAGTTGTTTCTGTATTATTAGTATAATCTTGTATTGCTGTTTTTAATGTTGTAAATGTCCATGCCATTATTCTGTACTCACTTTAACTGTTCCTGTTTTTGTTCTTAAAACTAAACCTGTGCTTGATACAGGATTAAATCCATAATATTCGGTTGATATTTTTTCACCTCTATCAGGTCTTGGATTATAAAGTGATTGATTGTCTGATGTATCTACCTCACCAATTTTTAATTGAGGATGGTCTATATCTAAACAATCATCACAAACTCTTAATCCATTACGAATACCATCTTCTATTTCGTATTTTAAATCGTTTAACTTATAAGTAAAACCGCATCTATCACAGTCTCCTAAAGCTTTTTTACCTAGAGCATAACTCATCTGTAAACATTCATATCAGGTACAAATTTAACTGGAGCTCTTTCTCTATCTGAATCGCTTACATCATTCCAAAGTTCATCGTATCTTTGTTTTATCATTGGAACTCTATTTACTGCTTCTGGTATTTTACAAGCTAAATTATATGCAAGTGCATATGTAAGACAAGGTAAGTATCTATTAGGAACATCTGCATTATTACTTGCAACATTACCTGCATCTTCTATTCTTTTAATATAGTCATAGACTAAAGTATATGTTTCTGAAGAATCAGGAGTTGCCCACAATACTATATTGTTAGAGCTAGTTCCTTTATCTACAAAAAACTGTGTTGGTTTTGATTGTAATAATTTAACAGCTTGATGATTGTATTCTGTTCTTGATATTCTATTTAGTCTTTGGTCAAACTGATTAGAAGTATCTCCTGCATCAGTTCTAATAAAAGCATCTACAACTTCAAGAGCACTAGATTCTATTGCGTAACTACTTGTACCAGCAGTAAGTGTTTGAGTAGCTTGTTCTATTTTCCAAAGGTTTAATCCTTTGTTTTGCCATTCTAAGAATATAAGATTTAAAGCTCTTTTAGCTCCTTTATAGTCATAACCAGAACGCAATTCACTACCGCACAAATCATAGGCTTCTTCCATGATGTCGGCTAAATCTAATGTAAATGTTGTTGTTCCACTTGTTGCCATTATTTTTCTTCTTTATAGTCAGTAGAATACCTTTTAAAAGCTCTGTCTCCTTTAAGTTTATACATAAATTCTTTATTTGGTCCTAGTTTTTTTCTAGCTTTTTTAAAAGCAGCATCAAAGTTTGATTCGTTAGTAGCTCCTTTAGGTACTCCAGGAATAATAGTATTTGCAAAAGAAACTGCTTTTTGTTTAGCCGTTCCGCTACGCTCTGAGCTATTATCATTTGTATCTTTACCTTCAGAAAATCTATTTCTTTTCATAATTTATTCCTCATCAACACTTCCACCTTCTACGAGCCTGTCTAATTCTTGAATTAGGGTCGTTTCTAGTTTTAGCTGAACTTCTTTTAAGTTGTCCTAAAGACCTTGCACAGTAAGACTTTCTGCGTTTTGCAGCCTTACTACCTTTCTTTACTTTACCTGTTACTGCTGTTTTTAATTTAGAACCAGGATTTAAACGCCTATAAGCTTTAACACCAGCTTTAGTCATACCAGCACCAGATTTAGTAGAACGAAAGTTCTTCTTATTCCTAGATGGCATTTTAGCCTGTTTTCTTATAGGCATAAGTATTAGTTAAGACTTACCGCCTTTAGCGTAGCTTTTGGTTTTCATCATGCGTTTTGTGTTTTTACCACCACGCATACCACCTTTGGTTTTCATCATGCGTTTTGTGTTTTTACCACCAGCCATACCGCCTTTGGCTTTCATCATAATTTTTTTACCTGCAGCATATCCTTTATTTTCCATAGGAGTATCGCTAGTCATTTTAGTATTCATACCCATACTAAACATTCTTTTAACATACTGTTTATTAGATTCAGCTCCCATTTCAGTTGCTTTTAGTCGTCTGCCACCAGACATACCACCTTTAGGTTTCATTTTCATAATTAGTTCCTTTATTTTTTAGCTACAGTTTTTTTCTTAGCTGTAGTTTTTTTAGTTGTTTTTTTCTTAGTTGGTTTTTTACCACCAACATAAGCTTCGTTTATATCTGGAGTAGATGGGTCATCGCCGATAAGTTGTCCTTTATCGTTTCTTGCTCTTTCACCATTCATTTCAGCACATTTGCGTTCTGCATCTTCTAAGTCTGGGTCTGGACCAAATATTGGTCTATAGATACCATCTTCGTCAAGATGTAACACTTTATATTGTGGTGGAAATTCACCAGTTTCTGAAATTACATAATTTTTACTTTTTGCCATAATTAATTCCTATTAATCAGAGTACACTTTTACCATTTCTAAAGTAATAGAATAAGTGTCTCCTGAAGAGTGTCCTTTAGTAGTAAATAGAATATCTCCATTTTTACCACTACCTGCGTTATTTGGAAGTCCGCCAAAATCTTTAAAGTCCATATGTCCATTACTACTTTCAGCAAGTTCTACTAATAAAACATTAGAAGAAGCATTTAAAAATAATTGAACAGACATACCAACAATAGCATGGCTAATACGCAATACTCTAACTTCTGAACAGGCTATACCTGCTGCATTAGAAGCCAAAGCAGATACATCTACCTTAGCTACTGCTGATTCTCCTGTGCCATCGCTGACATTAGTAAACTTCATAACACAATTTCTTTCACCATCAATAATAGTTTGTGATGTTACTGCGTCTGCCATAATTTACTCCCTACGCTATTTGAGTGTATTCAATAATAAACGTGAAAGAACCTGCAGTTGTAGCATCTACTGTGTTAGTGATATTACAATAAATAGTTCTTTCTGTGTCTGTGTATTGAACAGAAGCTGGAGCTGTTGTGCCATCTTGGGTTTGTAAAACTAAACTGGTTACAGTTACATTGTGAGCAACAACAGTTGTTCCACCATCAAGTATCTCATCAGTCTGAGCTGCAACAATTTGTGCACCAGAAGATGATGTACCTACTTCGTAACCAATATCGCCTGTTCCAATAACGGGAGAAACATCACAGAATATTTTTATATCAGTAATGATTGTGTTTGCTGGTTGTGTAAATTCACCTATAGATGGAGAATCTCCTGCTGTAGTATTTACTGTTACGCCAGTTGCAAAGCCAACGTGCTTTACATATTTATCTGTAACAATACCTGTAGATGCAATAGTTGCTACATCTGAAACTGCACCTGTACTTGAATTTTTTGAAATGACCTTGAATCCGCCTTCGGCTCTTACTGGTCCATTAAAAGTTGTGTTAGCCATAATTTTCTCCTAAAAGAAATAATCTATCATCTCGGCAAGTGTCTGCTAGGTCAGTTGATAGACAAGTTAATAAAATACCTAGATTTATAATATACCATAAAAAAAAGGGGAGCGTGTGCTCCCCTTAACAGTTCTTACGAACTACCTGGTGAACCAAAGATACCTAGTGGGTCAGATACACCGAAAGAATATCTTTCTCTCGCTTTATATCTAACATTACCAGTATCGAAGTCTCCATCCATAGTAGTAGTCATAGGAGCTCTAACAAAATGCTTCATTCCGTCAGGAACATCAGTAGTGATAAAGAAAGCATTAGTATCAGTTAAATAATGATTAACTGAATAACCTTCTGGAATCACTCCATTA